CCACTTGCCAAAGTTTTAGCTTTTGCGTCATGCGGTAGCCAATGTGTGCCATATTCGTATGGTCGCTCTTTAATTTGGTTAGCGTAATAGATAATTGGTTGCCCATGTGCTTCGTGGTAATCCAATACTCTAATCTCTCCATGTACGACCTGATACCACCATATAGCTGTAGCATCGTTATAGCCTAAGTCCCATGCTGTATGGACAGGGAATAGGTTATCGCACTCAACCTTAGTAATACGCCCTGCATCGGTCAGTAGTCGCATCTCAACGCCATATATAGCCCCAATTATGGAAGCCTCAAATGAACACTCGAATTCTTGTTGATACTGGTCAACAGTCATTAGCTTTAATGCGTCATCCAGTTCTTCTTGGGCTATTATCTTGGTTTGACTAGCCCGTAAAGTCTTGCTATACCATTCATTTGGGTTAAGGTTAGCGTACTGGTAGATGTCGTAAAAGGTATTGTGACCCTTTGGAGTGCCAATAAATACAGCCCAAGTCTTATGCCCATTCATGCCGTTGCGGTCAGTCAATAATGGTCTAATGACTTCGCCCCAAACTTTAGGGCTTCGCATATCTGCGTATTCGTCTAAAACAACCCCATCAAGGTACATACCTCTAAGTGCGTCAGGATTATCTGCACCAAACAAACGAATTCTAGCCCCGTTAAACAATTCGACCCACAATTCGGAGATATTATGTTTAACCCTAGCAGGCTCGCTAAACTGCATGAGGTAATCAAAAGCAATGGCTTTGGACTGGGCGTAGTACGGGCTAATGTAGGCGTATCGGGCATTTGGTTTATCTTCTGTTATGGCTCGCCATATCAAGTCATTAATACACGCTACAGTCTTGCCACAGCGTCTATGAGCCACAATTACAGCCCATCGCTGTTGGCGGTCATGGAAGTCTAGGAATACATCTCTAGGCTTATATAGTTCTATTTTGACATCAGTAAAGTCTGCTACTTCTTCCATGAAACCACATAACGGATAGGTTTATCTTCGCTACCAGTATGTTCAGTACGGGCTAGTTTAGGTACATGGTATTCAGCCACTTGCATAAAGCAATCAAATGCGTGTTTAGGGCCGTATTTAGGGTCATCAGCAATAGCTTCTAGCCACTCTTGGAGCTTATGGCTATTACCATCAACAAAGCGTGCTATGGCTTCTCTAGCCAATGCGGTTGATTTATTAGGGCTACCAGCAGGTCTGCCTGCCCCTTTAATATTTTTTAATTGTTTATTTTCCATACTTATCCAAGTGATTGATTAAGTTAGGTTAATTCTACACTACAAACAATGCTTATGCCATGTCCTTTTGGAACTTATTAAAGTGTGTCAGCAAAGCTGCTTTACGCTTCATGCGTTTTTCTTCGTTGCCTACTAACTTACTGGGCTTACCACCCTTCATTGAGAAGTCTAGCTTCTTTGGTTCTTTAGTTTTCATTACATATCCTTTATTTGTTTGGGAAGTTGGGTGGTACAGAAAAATAGCGGTCACCAAACTTCATTACTTGGTAGCCCCTGTCTTGTTCGCCCTGTACTCCCATTTGAAATGTAGGGTGTGCCGCACCTTTTAACATCATGTAAGAGTTTTCGGGCAATCCATAATCCATGCGGTATTGCATAGGTGTCGGGGCTACTGACCCCCAATGTCCTTTATTCTCACCACCTTCTTTCTGTGGTTGCATACCAGCAGCCATAGCGGTTGTATAGTCGTAATCAGCCCCATGCGGGTCAAAGAGTCTAAGCATGGCGGCTAACTTTTGGTTGACCATTACATATCCTTCATTTTATCGGTCAGCATTTGTTTTCTAGTCTTTTTGGGCGGTTTTGCCGTCTTAGCCGACTCAATAAAGTCTTGCTTGCTAGGGGCATCTTTGCTACCAACCTTGTTCATCTTTTCGCCTGAACCCGCCTTAATCCTAGCCCTTTTTCGGTGAATATTTTCGTATAGTCCTTGTTTAGCCACAGTTCCATCTCCTCATGCTTGCTTTTGCTCGTTCAGCGTTCTTGCTGTTTTTTACTACCCCACCCATTCTTGCACAAAAACTAGCTTTTCTGCCTTTATCAGCATCAGTCTTAGGATTTGGGGCGGGGGCTTTTAAATTGGCGTTGTTCTTACGATTGTAGGCTTCACGACCTTTGGCGGTCATACCAGCCCCTTGGTCGGTAGGCAGATAGTTCTTACCCTTACCAGTAGTGGTCTTGGGTATCTGCTTCTCTATTGCAGCACGAATTTGGTCTTGGCGGCTCATTTTAAGAACTTTAACTTGTAGGTCGTAGTGTTAATTAGGTCGGCAATTTCATCAATAATGTTCTGTAGTTCGCTGTCTTGCGGTAAATCTTGGCGGGCTTCCTTAACAAAGTTCTGTAAGGATTCCATGTAGCGTAAAGGGTCTTTAGGTTGGTGGTACACATTTGGAAATGCGGTGAACTTACCATAAATACCAGCGTGGGATTCAGCAAAGCTGTCAGTTAAATCTACAATGGCTTCGTAGTATTTTTGCAACGCTTTGTGGCGTGAATAGGAATCCGTTGTGAAATGGAAGAAATGCGTATTAGTCGCAGAATGTAGTAATGTAGCTACAAATAAAGCACAATTTTCCATGCAAACTCCTTGTTTCTAATGATTATAGTCTTTCTTTTCAATTAATCCAATCACTCTTAATGCAGATTCAGGGCTATCCACTCGGCTTAATGGCCCACCTTTCCAATTAGCTATAAACTTTAATTGTTCTGCGGTGAACTTGGCTTTAGCATCTCGTTTTACTTCCATCAAGATAGTTTCGCCATTAAAAGTAACCAGTAAATCGGGTATGCCTTTACCGACTTTAGATAAGTCATACACATCAGCACCTGCTTGTCTTAGAGTTTTTACTATTTCCGCTTGGTTAGCGTCAGTTCTTTTAGCGTATGCCATTGTTTTTTAACAGTAATCGGTTAAGATATGCTAACTTTACCATTAAAGGTATGTCATGGCAAAAAAAGTGTGTACCGATGAAGAATTTATAACCATTTGGCGAGAGTTTCAATCGCCTGACAAAGTTGGCAAGGCTATAGGACTTAGCACCCGCAATACATTAAAAAGACGCAGAACAATAGAAGATACACATGGCATTCTTTTAGACGCTTTAAAACCTAATGGGATGCCTAAGATTTACATTCCTGATGAACAGATGCAAGCCAACATCACGATTGAAAATGGAAGTATATTAGTAGGTTCAGATTGCCATTACAACCCACAATATGTAACTACAGCCCATCGAGGGTTTGTTGAGTTTGTAAAGTATCTAAAACCAAAGATTGTCATTCTTAATGGGGATATAGCCGACTTCGCTAGTATTTCACAACATCATCGCATTGGCTGGAATAAAGGCCCAACAGTTAAAGAAGAACTTGACGAGATTCAAGAAAGACTCGGAGATATTGAAAAAGTACGACCAGCAGGCTGTAAGTTAATGATTACGATTGGCAATCACGATTTACGCTTTTCAGGCAAGTTATCCAATGTACTCCCACAGTATGAGGGTATTAAAGGGTTTGATATTGCTGACCATACTCCGCATTGGAAGTGGTACTGGTCAATCATGGTCAATCAAACTTGTATGATTAAGCATCGGTGGCATAACGGCATCCACGCTGTGTACAACAACACCATTAAATCGGGTACGAGCTTTGTTACAGGGCATTTACATTCTCTCAAAATTACGCCTTGGTCTGACTATACAGGCACTAGGTATGGCGTAGATACTGGAACAATGGCTTGTATTAAAGATAGCCAGTTTATGTACACAGAAAACAATCCAGTCAACTGGAGAGCAGGCTATGCAGTATTGACCTTTATTAACGGCAAAATGATGCCACCTGAATTGGCAGAGGTTATTAATGAGGATGAGGGTTTAATTTACTTTCGAGGTCAATTACTAAAAGTATGAAATTAACGCCTAAGATTATTGAAAACATCTATGCCATGTTGTATTGCTGCGAGCCGTTTGCGTCTTGGGATTTGCCCCTACCTGAAGAATGTAAATTTATAGTCGATAGCGACTTTGACGCTATGGGTACTTATTTATATGACGATGGGGAAAAACACGCCCATACCATAACTATATCTGACGCTAGGTGTGGGCATTTAGACACAGTAATTAGGACTATGGCTCACGAGATGATTCATGCAAGCCGTTGGAATACTTCCACCCAAGCGTGGACTAAGCACGATAAGACCTTTAGAAATAGGGCAAAAATGGTCGCTACCGAGCTTGGTTTTGACCCACTCGAACTTTAACTATATCTAGTAAGGTGTCGAACTCAACTTGGTGGTATTGCTCAAAAGCCTTAGCTCCGAGTCCATGCACACCTGTAGCACCTCTGTGATGCTCGGTACATAAGGGAAGTATTGGTGCATTTGCCCGTTTACCCCCGAATCGTCTGACATGGTGAAGCTCTGCGGGGGTGTCATTGAAGCCCAAGTGGTAGCATAAGACGCAACCAAGTCTTGCAATATTGTCATTCTGTTGTCTTTCTTTTTTATTCATTGGCGTATTCGTACCACATTGTATAAAAGGCTTTAAAGTCGTCAACCCCTGTGCCGAGTTTAACGCATGACCCGTAGGATTGGACTTGCCAGTAGTCTTGGATAATTAGCCCGTCATCTGTGTTGCCTTGCACAATAACGACTGTAAAGTTAGGCGTTTTAGCAAAGGCTTGCAATAATCTGCGTTGACCCTCGCTAACCTTTTCATTGGGTCGTTTCCACTCCATCACCAAAAACTTGCCTTTACGCTCTGCTATGCCATCAAGATTACTAGGGCAGAAATGCGGGTTTGTAGGTAAAAGCCCTAAGAACGCACCATAGTCTATATGGGTGGCGTAGGCATTACGCATTATCTTATTGAATGTTTGCATCTTTTTGCAGTACATCCTCAAGTTCTTGGGCGTAATCTACAACATCGCAGCTTAATAAATAGGCTTCGGTATCGTTATTTTTAAGTTTAAGTTCATGTAC